TAGCAGGTGGAGCAGCGCTTTCAGGGGTTGGCGCTTGCTGTTTTTGCATTTCCTGAGCCGCTTGCTGCGCTTGTTCCATCTTTCGGAGGTCTTCCTTGAGCAATTGCTTCATGGGAGGCTCCAAAATGTCAATCAAACGCTCTTTAGTGATCGCACCACGGTCTGCAAGTGCAAAAGCAAGGCTTCTCAGGTCTTCTGTGAAGATCGGTGAGTTGGAATGCGCATCAACTTTGACCACAAAGTCCTTGGTGAACTGATTTGCAATGAACTTATCACCCTGATCATCCGTGTAAATGCGATCAGAATAGGTTTGCATGGCCTTTAAGTACAGCGTTGCCATCTTTTCTAGCGCATCTTCAATGATTAGCGCACGTTTTTTAGCCCTCGAAGAGCCTAAACGCGCTAATTGCGAGGCATGGCCTGCACTACGCACACCGGATTCACCCCTGCCTTGCAATACATTGACAATGCCAGAGGCTTCTTCAAACATCTGGTCAATCTCTGCAATCTCTCTAAAGAGATCGTTAGGGATGGATGGTGCCATTTGCTCAACTTTGGCATTAGGCATATCCGTTGAGAGCAAGCCACCTACGCGGTTAAGCGCAAAGTTCTTCTCATCCAGTAAGCCTGTAAAGCCAATCAACGCTGTAGGCGGTGAAACTTGCTTGGATAAGAGGTCAAGAATCTCGGACATCCGCTTATTGCGCATGTCTTGCAGGAAAACCAACCTTGCAACCTCTGAAATACCCCAATAGTAGTCATATTGCGGGGTTGGGCAGAGCTGAATAAAGGGCAATTCACCCTTTAGGAACATGCTTTCACCTGAACGGTCATAGATAATGACATTCGGGTCTGCAATGGTGACGCACTGATAGTCCTCAGTCATGTCATTCCAGACCCATAACTCAGTCATCTTGATCGTATCTTCAGCAACGCGAGCCTTGTACTGCTGCATACCAGCAATATTGAGGTTCACATTGCCGTACATCGTTGGGTCAGTGGCCGACAGGATCAAACGCTGGATGCCATCAGGCACCTGGTTCTCCTGGCTTTGTCCCATTTGCAAGCGAGCAAGCAATGCTTCACGTTGCGGATGCGAGTAAAGCCTTGCATACAACTCAGAGCGTGTGATGTAGTAAATCTGAATCAACGCTTCCTGGCGATCGGTGTGCGGTGTATCTTCTCGATACACACCAATACACCGCGGGTCAACCATGTAAGGGTGCAAGCCATTCTTCTGAATGAGCTTAATGAAGGTTGAGTTGTAGCAAAGCGCCCAGTTCAGCGCTTGTGCAAAGACTTGATCAGCGTTGCTGTTGAGCCAATCATCATTCAATGCGCCAGTCAGCGAAGGAATCTTGGTCTGTTCGTGCTTATTGACTGAGGCACCGAGTGAGATGGTAAAGCGTGTGGTTTCAGCGGAATAGAGGAAGGAGGAGAGCTGATCAATGTGCGGGTAAATCTTGTTGTAGTACGCAGGCGGTGCATCCAACCCCGCACCGAAGAGATAGTAAGAGCGCAGCGAGTCATAAGTTCCCGTGCGCTCTTGAATGCTGACGGAGCACTTATCTACCAAGTCATTGTAGAAATACTCTCTCTGGATGGGATCGTCAGGAATTCTCATGTAGGCAACTTTAAGTTCTCATGATCACGAATGACCACTGAAGGCGTTGGTTTGCGCAATGCTATACCACTTTCTTTCACCGCAGACAAGCCCCCAACCGTTTCTCCGCGCACCGAATTCAGATTGTAGTTTCCTAATTCTTTGGGGTTACCCCACTGCACGGCAAAGGGATTCTGTGGTTGAGCGGCTTGCTTATTGCCAAGCAAAGCATGTTGTTGATGATCACCTTCGCGCGATGACTTAATGTCACTCATGCCGTAATCCTTAGCGAGTTCACGCAAGGTGGTGTCAGCATGTTTGGTGGCATCGGACTTCATGCCCACGGCTTGCAAGAAAACCATCTGGACTTCCGATGTGCATCCATGCGGACATACAGGCTCTCTACTTTCAAAAAAGCCATGCGCGGGACATTTGTAATCATGAACGACTGCCATAGTTTCTCCTTAGTTGCTGGTCAAGATTGGGACGTTGATAGTCTTGTGCTTTAGGACGAATGCCAAGGTCTAACTTAAAACCGCTGCCATCATAGCTAAGCAGTCTTCTTCTCACCATTAATGGCTTAGGTTGCTTTCTGAATTCCACATACTTCTTGCCACTTTTCACCATCACCGCTACGTCGCCATTCACCCAATGCTCATAAGCACGGTTCACACGGGTCTGTACAAGCTCTGTAAGCGGGTATTTCCCATTGAGGAAAACATCTCTTAGGTGCAAGGGATCAAGGCCGCACAGCTCGGCAAATAAAGCAATGGAGATACCGCGTTTCTTATCACGCATAAACGCAGGAATCACTTCCATCATCTGACGTTTACTGAGGCCCAACGCCAATCGCCTTCAAGTAGTTGTTGATCTGCTTATCCACCACCGGCACTTGCACGGGTGTGACGGCTTCTTCTTTGCGATCACGCGTCATACGCATTTGCAGCAACCTTGGCATGAGTTGCTCGGCAAAGGCCACGCATCCAAGGGCAGTTGCAATCACACGATCATCCTTATTGCGCCCATAGGCAGCAATGGAACCTTGATCACGCACAATGGATTTCATCTCTTCCAGTAAATCCATCGAGTAAACATTCATCATCCCGCGCTCAAAGTAATCCTTAAAGTAATTCAGCATCCGTTCTTTGGAAGAATGCGTGGTGAGATAGCCCAGCGAATTAGACACGCCACCCAAGGAATCATTACGCCGCCAAAGGTAGTGTTGCATGTGGGATAGCACATCCATCAAACCTCTGGCTTTGCGTGGCTCCATCGTCTGCGCCTGACGTTTAAGGTTGCGCATCTCATTGATGACCGCTTGACCTGGCCCATTGACTTCTAAGTTGAGGGTGGAGTTTTTGTAAGCCCCTGCCAGGTAGCACACAACCCATGCGAACTGGTAGGTGTTGAGTTCTGAGGTAGCGAATTCCGCAACCTGATCAAGTCCATCTGCATAGCAGCGGTAGATTTGGATGCAGAAACGATCAGCCCAGTCGCTGCTTCCATATGCTGGATCAGCACCGATGACGTAATAGGCGTTATCAACAGGTTCCTCCCACACTTTAAGCGTTGCCATGCGCTCTGTTGAGTTAATCAATTCAGTGTCTTCAAAGTATTGTCCCATCGAGAAGCGATAGAACCGAGGAAGTATTTGCTTGGCAACCTTGGCTTGATCAGTGCAACGGGTGTGAGAGAAGAAACTGGAACCCGTCATGATGAAGGCATAGTCTTCAGTCGGTGGAAATTCCTGATACATGAGGGCTTCATCCTTAATCCCCTCATTCATCTTCCATCGCCACCAGGCAATCTGCCTTGAATTAATCTCGAACTGGTAGAGCTTTTTAACTTCCCGTGTCCATTCCTTTTCTTCAGGACTTAGCTTGCCGTCCCAGTACACCTTGTAGACATCGGATTTGGCATCTGCCGTATAGAGTTCATTACGCCACCAGCCACAGAAGATGGCTTTCTGAGTTCTTGCACGTTTGGCAACCGCCCACATGTCATGCCACATATTGAACCCGCGGGCCGTGCTTTCAAAGAGGTAAAGCCTATTGGGGTTCTTTTCTGCCAAAGACGCGAGCAAAGAGGCAAGTCCTTCTTCATCACCCCAAGAAGAGGTCTCTGTGCCATGCAGGTAGGTAATCCCCTTGCCACGGCCTAACGACCCCTTGGCTCGCAAACCTGCTACCTGGTAAAAGAGTCTGCTACGGTTCTTTAACACCATCTGATTTCTGTTATGCGTCATCAAAGGAATCTTGTACTCCGGTGGCAAACCATCCATGTACATGGCAAGCGTCGTTCTGAACTGGTCTCGGTTCTCTTCCGTATCGGTGGTGAGCGTTCCTTGAAACCCAGGGTTCTTAAAATGCCAGTAAAGGTCTAGTGCAAGCGATATGGTTGTAATCCCAAGCTGCCTGCCTTTGAGAATCACAAAGAAGTGAATGTCATTGTTCAGACCCTTAGCGATCTCTTCCATCACATAGGTCTGGCTTCCAAGCAAACGATTACCTAAGCGTTGAATGCCTAGCTCTTTGGTTTCTACCTTCAGTTCTTTGCAGAACTTGTAGAAGTGATTAAGGTCAAAATTCATTCAATGCCTGGTTCATATTCGTAATAGGTGCAAACCTTCTCTGCCAGCAAGCCATCTCGGATGCAGATCAAGACCACTTCCTTACCGTCATGACTTTCCTTTAGTCCAATTTCTTGGCTGTAATGGCAGTTTCTGCAATCGGGCTTCAAATCGCTTCCCATAACAACTTTTGTCCTCTTAATAATTCATCCGTGTCTATGCGCGGCCTTGACTTCACATTCCAATTACCGCCACCTTTCAGCCCTATGCACTTCCAATTGCTAGCCCTTAAAGACGCGCCACCCTCTTCTGGAAGCGTATAAGTTATTAGGCGCTTGTAACCCAAAGCCTTTGCCGCTTTCCATGCAGACGAATAAAGCATTGAGCAAGCATTTTTAGTCCCGTCTGTGCAACAACGATTAACTTCGAGCGTCCAACCGTTATCAAGCAATCTTGCAACTGGCCTACCAACAATAGCCACGCCAACCACTTTATCGCCGTCACTAACCGCTAAACAAAACTTGCAGCCTTGCATAGGCTTGTGATGCCTATGAAACGCTGAAACATAAGCGTTAGCTTCTTCGAAATTTATTGGCGTTATTTCCATCTAAACCGTCTATGCCATACGTCTTTTTTAACCACAACACCGTCTTTTGCTCATCAGCACTCAAAGGACGTTTCTTTCTCTCTTCCTCATACCATTTCATCGCCAGATACGGATAGCTTGGATCACCTTCTGCATACTTCGTAATCCATATCACCGCATCATCATGCTTCACTCAATCCTCCACACTCTTACACCATTCTCCACCTTCCTTGCCGTGTACTTCTTTCCCGTTCTTCTCCATTCTCTATAGTTAGCATTACATAGCTTGGATAGATCACCTCCCTCTAGATAGAAACTATCTCCTAGTTCTAACTGTTCGTAAGGGTATTTAGGCCCAGTCTTCCTATCAGGTATATCTAAACCTCTCTCTAACTTGAACATCTCGTACATCTCCATGTTGTCGATGTACTCATCATACACACAAACATATTTAAGGTAGGCAGGAAAAGCAGTTTTTCTTTGGGGCGGGGAGGGTAAAAACTAGTTTTTTCTTGGGGCGGGAAGCGTAGTGGTGCACCCAAATCCCGACCCCCCGTCCCATTTGCTTCGCCATACAACGATCGATCTGCGTGACTGGTTGCGGCCATGTCATGACCATGTGACCTTGAGCGCGCGCCTACTCATGCACTGCGTAGGGGGAAAGGTAGACGGCCTCGACCCTTGTACCCATTGTCGATTGATGCAGGGAGCGTATAGATAACAATCTATCTATGCCCCTAGATCATCAATGAGAGATATGCCCTTATATATATCTATACAAGTAACCCTTTACACCTATATATAGTTTTTAAGATTCTATGAGTACATCTCTAGCGTATCTAACATCTCGGTGTGTATTAGCGTGTTTATATACTAAAGTCTAATACACAAGCATTGAAAGCATGTCAGCATACTCATACAACACTTTATAGGGGTATGACATGGATATTGCTCAAACAATCACTGATCGAATCATTGCTGAATTAGAGCAAGGAGCTGCGCCTTGGGTTAAGCCTTGGCATGAGGACTGCGAATCCTACAATCCGGTTAGCGGTACGGTTTACCGCGGCATGAATCAACTTTGGCTCAGCATGATGGGCCTTGGTCGATCGAATGCTTGGCTCACGTTCAAACAAGCTAGCGATGCAGGCTTGAATGTTCGCAAGGGTTCGAAAGGCGTTCCGATCATCTTCTGGAAACAGCTCAGCATCACTAAAAAGGATGCCAATGGTGCTGACGTTGATTCGACTATTCCAATGCTCAAGCATTACTTTGTGTTTAACGCTGATGACGTCGAAGGCGCAACATTCTCGAAAGGCTCAGGAAGGCTCGAGGGTTCGATTGATAGCAGAGTGCAGGCAGTAGTCGATAGGCTTGCTTTAGACGGCGGGGTTCAAAAAGCAAGCAGTGCGTTCTATCAGGCAAGCAAGGACTGTATCGGTATGCCTGAGCTTTCGAGCTTCCGATCACTTGCTGATTATCACGCAACGATCTTGCATGAATGCGTTCATGC